CTGGGGTGATGACATCGACGAGGTCGCAGAGATTGCGAAAAAGACCTTCGAGTACTTCCCGGTTATCGTCGGCACAACAATCAAGCTCGCCGCTGCCACATTCGACATCATGCCGAGGGCTGGACGCATCGCTGCCTCCACGACCGCCAAGCTCATGGAGAACGAGCTTGAAAGGATTGTCACCGCCACCAAGAGCGTCGCCCTCCGCGCCGCCGCCGCGCTGCAAGGCAACTTCAATACTTCGGTGTTCGACTTCGCCGATGGGGTGAACAAAGCCACGTTTGACGCCAAAGGATCGAAGATCCTCGAAGCCGGAGCCGATGAGTACAAAACCCTCCTCAAAGATACGGCCTCCGCTGCCTCCACAGCCTTTGGGGAAGCCGAGAGAGACATTCTTAACTATGAGAAAGGCCTCATCGACGCCGAACGTCTGCGTCTGGAATTCAACAACATCAAGCCCGACGGCAAGGACAAGCTCGGGCAGTTCGGCATCAAGCCATCTGGCCCATCGTCCAGCGAAGCGGGCGGCGGCTCTGGTGGTGGAGGCGGAGCAGGCAAGAGCGACCTCGATTCCCTCATCGAGTCCCTGCGCACCGAGGAGGAGGCCATCACTGCCAGCTATGAGGCAAGGATGAAAACCATTGAGGAGTACACCGCCGTCGGTAGCGAGCAGCGGGCCATGCTCACCGAGAAGGTTTTGAGCGCAACGGATGAGGAGCTGATCAAGCTGGCCGATTCGCGCATCTCAGACTTGGAAGGTCAAGCCAGCTACTTTGAAGCCGTTGAGTCTGCTCTCGCGGAGAGCTACCAGCGCCGTCGCGAGATCATCCTGGAAAACACGCAGATCACCGAGGATCAGAAGCTCGCCCTGCTCACCAAGGCCGAGACAGCCTACACCGCCCAGGTGCGAAAGCTGGAGGCCAGCCGCAACAAAGTCATCTTGGATGGCACGCTCCAGTTCTTCAATGATGTTTCCAGCATTGGCACAGCCTTTGGCGAGAAGGGTTTCAAGATTGCCAAGGCGGCAGCTATCGCCTCGGCAACCATCTCCATGCGGAAGTCTGCTACCACTGCCTATGACAACGGTTTGAAGGCAGGTGGCAGCTATTATGGCGTGGCGCTGGGAGCCATCTGGGCCGCCGGTGCCGTGGCCGCCGGTACCGCGAACATTGCCAAGATCAGTGCCACGCAGTATGCCGGTGCCTATGAGCACGGGGGCATGATCGGAGCCGGGCAAGTCGGTCTTGTCGGGGAGGCAGGGCCGGAACTCGTCACCGGCCCTGCGATGGTCAGAAGCGCCCGTTCTACCGCAGACATGGGGCTTGGCCGGCCCGAGGCCGCGCCAGTCGTCGTGAACGTGTACAACCTGCCTGGACAAGAAGTCGAGACGCGCCAGACGACCGGCCCGAACGGAGAACAGCAGCTTGACGTCATCATCAAAAAGGTCGAGCAGAAGCTCACCGGCGATGCGATGAACGGCGGTGGCTCATTCGTGCCTGCCATGGCGAAAGCCTTCCACCTTAACCGCGCCTGATTATGCCCGAAGACATTCCAACTTGGCCCTCGATGTTCCCAAGTCTGACTCAGGACTACAGCCTCGATCCACCCGAGAGCGTGTTGCGCAGCCGCATGGATTCGGGCTACATCCGCCAGCGCCAGCGCTTCACCGTTGATTCAGACCTGATCTCAGGCGGCTGGGATTTCGATGACGTCATGTTCCGCTATTTCAAAGCGTGGTTTCGTGGCTATCTCGGCATGGGCTCAGGATGGTTCTACATGCCGGTCGCTCTTGGCGGTGGCATGGAGACACAGAAGGTGCGGTTTACTGGCAGCGGCTACAAAGCCAAGTACCGCCCGGCTGGCAATTTCTGGGAAGTCTCCGCACAGCTTGAGGTATTCGATGCTGCCGGCCTCGACACAGACGCGCTCAGCCTGCTGCTTGATCCAGATTTCCTACTCATGTTTGATGGCGGTCTTGAAACGGCCATCGAAACCGACTACAGCGCCCTTATCAACACCACGTTCCGTACCTCACTCGCACTCTAACCTGCCACCGCCATGCCAACCTACGAAGAACGGCTCTCAACAGCCATCACAGACATCGAAGCCCTGCTTGCCAAGCATAGCGCCATCATCAACGGGCCAGCGAGCGGAACGGGCTCCACTGTGGCCGTCACAGGAGGCACCGTGCCGAGCCTGCTCAAGCTCACGAGCGACATCGCCGCTCAGATCGTCGGCGGCTTTAACGCTGGCTATGTGCAGAACGTGGCAGACTCCACCGCCCGAGGATCTGCCACGCCCCTCGCCGTCGGACAGTTCCTTTACCAGCGCGATACGGGCGCGATTTACACGGGGGCAAGCCTTGTCATGGGCTCATGGACGGTACACCCTCTCAGCGCAACCGTGGCGGGCCTTGCTGCCGCCGTGGCAGACATTGCAGCCCTGACCGCCGTTGTAGCTGGTAAGATGGCGGCAGCTACCTATGACCCGACAGGCAGCGGCTTCGCCAAAGCCATCGACGTGCAGCGTTTCACCACGAACGGCACATGGACTAAGCCAGCCGGTACGGCATTCATCGAAGTGCTGCTCATCGGTGGTGGCGGAGGCGGTGGTGGTGGCCGCCGAGGAGCAGCCGCATCGGCTCGTTTCGGAGGTGGTGGCGGCGGTGCTGGGGCGGTGGTTCTTGCTCGGTTTTCTGCCGATGTCTTAACTCAACCCACTTATACAGTGAATGTCGGAGGTGGAGGAGTCGGCGGTGTAGCTGCATCTGGAGACAACTCAAACGGAGGAGCAGGAAACCCTGGGGGTTATTCAGAGTTTACAGGCACCTATGGAAGTTACGCAGCCGCTGCCTATGCCCTCGGGGGCCTCGCCGGAGCCGGAGGAACTACTACAACAGGTGTCGCTGGAGCGGCTCAAACAAATTCATGTGGCTCATTTCCAATTTTTTCGGCGAGCAGCTTGGCCGGAGGCGCGGGATTTAGCAATGTTGTAGCAGATGCTTCAGGAAGTTCTTCATCTCTCCTGCCAACGGGCGGAGGGGGTGGTGGTGGCATCAACGCCAGCAATGTCGCAGCTACAAGAGGCGGAGATGGTGGCGATATTGGCAATGTATCTTTCAGCCAGATCCTTCCAGGAGGCACCGGTGCCGTTACGGGTAGCGGACTTTCTGGGGGAGGAGGCGAAGGTCCGTACGCTTTCGAAATAGGATCAGGCGGAGGCGGTGGGGAGCCATATTCAGCCGGTTCGCCATTCGGTACCAATGGCGGCAACGGCGGCCCCTATGGTGGCGGTGGCGGAGGCGGTGGGGCCAGCCTCAACGGCTTTGCCTCTGGCGCTGGCGGCAATGGCGCCGGCGGCATCGTGGTAGTCATCGCCTACAGATCACACTAATGCCTGACTGGTCCGAAGCTCTCAAAGAGGCCTATGCCTCCGCTCCCGGCGGAGTCGTGATCCTGCACACGCTCCAGCTATCGCACCCGGCCCTTGAAGAGTCGCTTTTTCTTGTTCAGGACTTCACCAGCCACACCTTCACGCTGGAAGATGAAACTGAGCAGGTGTTCCAACCGGCCCCATTCCGCTTCACTCTGCCAGCTACGGGAGTCAACGGCCTCCAGGAGTTGAATATCTCCATCGACAATGTGGATCAGCAAGTGAGTGATTTCCTGGAAGCCCTGGAGGGCGACCCCGAGCCCGTTCTCATCCGGTACCGCACCTATCTCAGCACTCACAAGGAGGAGCCGCAGAACGGCGTGCCTTTGTCGCTCTACCTCTCGGACATTCGAGTGAACAACGTCGAATGCACTGGACGCGCAGCCTTCGCTGACATCATCAATCGGCCATTCCTGAGCGTGCTTTATACCGCTACCCGGTTCCCAGGCCTCGCATGAAACTTGAAGCCATCCAGGACTACGTTGGCTTGCCATACAAGGAGCTTGGCCGCGAGAAGCCGTCTCTGGATTGCTGGGGGCTCATTTATCACGTTTACCGCGAACAGCTTGGCATTGAATTGCCCATCTTCGATGACAAGACGGCTGTGCATCTGGCGCGGATTGCCCAGGGCGGTGCCGATGATCTCGGCTGGACGAAGATCGAGCAGCCCGTTGATATGTGCGTGATTGCCATGTCGCAGCGAGGCAAGGCGCTCCACCACGTCGGAATTTACTTGGCAGTTGACGGCGGTTCTGTGCTACACTCCCGCCCGCCGGCCTCATCGGTTCAACGGCTCGCCACCATCCGCGCTCATGGCTTCCACTCTTTCGCATTCTATCGTCACTGCCTGCACGCCGAGTGAAGGCTTTGCCACGATCTTCATCGTCAACAATCCTTTCAATCCGAAGGATAAACTTGAGCGCATTGCCGTACCCAGCGGCAGCACGATCAACGGCTTTTTGGAGAAACGCTTTCCAGGAACGGCCAACTTTCCGTCTCCTACCTTTTGCGTAAAATCGGGCGGGCCACATCTCAGAGCCCACTGGAACGAGCCGCTCAATGCAGACGATCAGATCGTCTTTGCGCCTGCCCCTGGAGGCTGGGCAGAGATCATCTGGTACATTGTTGTGCTGATCGTCTCGGTGACAGTCTCGCTCCTCCTCACCCCAGGGCAGGGAAGCACGCCAGACACAAACATCGGCGAGACTCCCCAGCCGGAGCCGGTCTTTACCCTGCGAGGCCAGCAGAATGAGCACAAGCTATCCACACCGGTAGAAGCAGCCTATGGCAGGTTCCGCACATGGCCTAGCTTTGGGGCAAGTCCGTACTCCAGCTTTCTGGGAAACAACTCATACCTTTTCCAGCTCTTCTGCCTTGGTCATGGCAAGTTCGACATCCATCAGATTTACATTGAAGACACGGCTTTGGAGGAGTTTTCAGACATCGAGTACGAGATCATTCAGCCCGGCGATGCAGTAACGCTTTTCCCCGACAACGTCTTCACCAGCACGGAAGTTGGAGGCATTGAACTTTTTGGGCCGAATGAAGCCTCATTTACCGACTGGACCGCCGGGTATGTCGCGTGTCCACCACTCCAGCAAACAACACGGATCGAGGTCGATGTCGCTCTCCCGCGTGGCATGTACTACGCGACCGGTGCCTCGCTTTCCACCCGCACGAGCACTTGTGAGTTTCAGTACCGTCTCATCGACGACGCTGGGGCTCCAATCGGAGCATGGACAACCGGTGTAATCTTCTCCAAGACGCTCAAAACTACCACGCCACAGCGATACACCGAGACGATCACCGTTCCCCTTGGCCGCTACGAAGTGCGAGCTGTGCGCACCAATAACGCCGAGCTGAACCACGCAGGCACCACACAGACGCAATGGCGAGGCCTTCGCGCATTCCTGCCCAGCGTGCTCGTGTATCCAGGCGTCACAATGCTGGCTATGAAAGCCAAGGCGACGAACAATCTCAACGAAAGCGCCTCATCCCGCGTGAATGTGGTGGCGACTCGAAAGCTGCGAGTCTGGGATTCAAACACGCAGGTGTGGGTGGAAGATGTGCCGACACGAAACCCTGTGTGGGCTTTCTGCGATGTCTTTACCGCGGAGTATGGTGGCCGGCTTCCTGATGAATTCCTTGACCTTGTGGGGCTCGCTGAAAAGGCAGCGATACTCGAAAACGAAGGCGTGTACTTCGATTGGGTGTTTGATGGAAAGGTGACGACATGGGATGCCGCCAAGACGGTCGCCAAAATCGCCCGAGGCGTGCCGATCCTTCAAGGCTCCAAGATCACAATGGTTTTGGAGCGGCCCCAGGTTTTGCCCGTGGCGATGTTCAGCGCCGAGAACATCATTCGCGACTCATTCAGCTACGAAATGAAGCTCCGCGAGGTAGAGGGCCATGACGCCATTGAAGCCGAGTACATCAACGCCGAGACTTGGCTGCCTGAGACGGTCATGTGCATTGCCCCAGGCGACACAGGCGACCGGCCAAAAACGGTCAAGTTCCCAGGCTGCACAGATCGCACTCGAGCCTACCGACTTGGGATGTACATGCGGATGTGCGAAACGAAGCTGCGGACAAACATCAGTTTCAGCACTGGTTTGGAAGGTCTGCTCCCGAGCTATGGCGACCTTGTAGCCATCAGCCATCCGCTGCCACGCTGGGGATCTGGAGGCTACGTCCTGGCAATTTCAGGGAATGACGTCACGCTTTCCAAAGATGTCGAGTTTGGCGTCGGCGCTCACTACCTACTTTTGCGCAAGCGGAACGGCTCAGTTTTTGGCCCGGTAGTTTGTGTCGAGAAACTGGATAGCAACGGCAATGTCGTGGCGAACGTCGTCACCGTTTCTGACACTATCACTCCATCCGATTTCCTCACGGCCTCGCAGAATGGAGATCCTGCCTGCTTCATGTTTGGCCCTGCCACATCCTATGCCCGGCTTGCCACAATCGCCGAGCTTACTCCCTCGGAAGGGGATAACGTGGCCGCGAAGTGCATCATTTACGACGCCACAGTTTTTGCCTATGACGATGCTACTGCGCCGGCGCTCACCACTGGCTATTATGTGCCGCAGCCGGATGCCATTCCCGTGGTGCGCAACCTGAACGTGTTTGCGCATCCAAGCAGCACGTCACTGATCATCATCTCGTGGCAAGCCATCGCGGGCATTGCCAACTACGTCGTGGAATCCTCCAACGATGGCGAGACATGGACAACCGAGGCCAGCCCAACCTCGCCGTTCTATGTGATGTCAGTTGTGGAGCAGATCCTCTACATCCGAGTATCTGCGACTGCAGTCGGCACCGGCATACCGGCTGAGTGGAACGGTCATGTCGGGATTGCTCTCACGCGACCCAGCAACGTCACCGGCCTTGCCCTGGCTGCATGGACAGGCAACACGATCAGCGCCACATGGACGGCTGTCACCACAGGGGCAGAGATTGACGGTTACATTGTGCGATGGTTCATGCGTCCCGTTGGTGGCGGCTACAAGCTGGCACGCCAAGTCTTTGTCGAGACGAATGCTGCTCAGTACACGCTGGAGATGGCAGAGATCGACGACGCCGCCTATCGCGAGGTACGCATCACAGTGACAGCCGTGAACATCGTGGCAGAGTCGGCTACAGCCGCAGAGGACACGGCAGCGAATCCAGAGCCAGCTATGCCAACGGCACCGCACTACGCGCACATTGGCGTTACCGGGAGCTATCGTCACTTCCGACTGTACTGGACTGGCAGCGGAGATGCAGACTTGGCTTTTTATCGAGTGTGGGCCTCTGCTACGAGTGGGTTCTCCGCAGCATCATCAACCCTGGTTTACGAAGGCACTGACCCTGAATTCATTCTCTTGGTGCCAACCACGATCAATCCGCCTTATGGGCCAAACTCTCCGGCCCGCTACTGGAAGGTCGCCGAGGTCGATTCGTGGGGCAACGAGTACACTGAGACGGCCCAGCAATACATTCCACCGATTACAGACGCTTACCCGTGACAACTCCAACATCCGACGCTATGAAAACGAAACCTGTAACTCAAAATAAAGCATTCATGAACGATCAGGAAGCCGCAGTAAGTCGATTCGCCACAATGTCCGCAGAAGTCGAGCACATGAGAGGATCTCTCGCCAGCATTGACAAGCGCATGGGCGACGTTGAAAAAGAAAACCGCGAAAGCTTCAACCGGGTTTATGACAAGCTTGACAAAGCAACGCAGCCAAGGCCTACGCCATGGAACCTTATCCTCACCGGGGCAGGTGTCGCAATCGCCTTTGCCACTGCCATCAGCGGAGGACTTTTGTCACTGCTTCTTGCGCTTGCCGTGTGGGCAAATGCCTACTTTTCCGAGATGATCAGCAAGACAGAGATGAAGGCAGAATCGGCCATCCAGGCGAACAGCAGCATCTTTCAGTCCATCCAGAATTTGCAGACAAATGTCGCTTCACAAGCCTCCAGGCTTGACGCCGTGGATCGTCGCGCTGAGAATCGGGCCGATGAAAGACTTCCTTCTCCGCCAACTCGCGACTAACTACGGAACCCTTTTGCGGTGGCTTACAGCCTGCATTGTGGCCGTCATTGTCACCGGCCTTGCAAGGCTCGGAATCGATCTAATCACAGAGGATACGATCCTGCTTGCATCCATCGTCGGTGGCCTCGTCGCCGGAGCCCTTGGTGAGTTTGTGCTCAAGCATCAAGGCAAGAGCATCGAGCAAATTCAGGAAGCAGCCAAGACGACAACGCCACACTTGGAAATCGACAAATACGCTGGGCCTGAGACGATCAAAGCAGTCGAGAAAATGGCAAACCGGCTCGGTCGTATAAGCCAGCCACCACCACCGACAGAGCAAAGTTTTCCACGGCGGTAGCAGATCTGACACCACCGTACCGAACCCGAAAAAAAACACCGATGAAAACCCCACCCCAACACGTCCACGGCTTTGATAAATGGAGCCCCTCAGATGTCCGCGTTCTTCGCTCGATCCTTAACAGCCAGGGCTTCCATGTCGTCCCTGACTTGTCCAACTTTGACGCCAAGCTAGAAGCTGCGCTCGCTGCTTTCCAGGCGTGTCACCGAGACGAAAAAGGCCGCCCGCTTCAAGTCGATGGAGTGCCCGGCAAGAACACGGCTTGGGCGCTCTACCATCCAGACGGCGAGGATCAGAGCAAACCCCTGCCAATCCTTGTCACGCTAAAGGCGAAAGCTAGCATCAGCTACAGCGACAAAAGCCGCGAGGAGTTTGTCCGCGTGCTACAGGCCGAAGCCGACGCTGGAGCCCGCGAAACGCCATCTGGCGCGAATTGGGGAGGCGGTGTCACAAAATACCTCCAGCACGCCGGCGGCCCAAGGTTCTGGTGTATGCACTTCATTTGTTGGTGTTGGATGAAAGCAATCGGCAACTACCCGTTCAACGTCGATTTCGGCTCTGTGGCAGCCTTTCTGAAATCCGCACAGCAGCGCGGCCTTGCCTTTGAGCGCGATAAATACAAGCCGAGGAGCGGAGACATCGGCATCGTGCTCTACCAGAATGGAAAAGGAGACTTCACCGGCCTGGGCCACATCTTTGGCGTAGTGGATGGCCCGCCAACCGGCCCGCTGCTCTGTGTCGGCGGCAATGAAGGCAACGCCGTCCGATGGTCAGAACGCAGCCGTAACAGCCCGTCCACATTCTTCTGGGTGAATCTCCATGGAGATCACGCCTCGCCGTACAGGCATCACAAATTTGTCACTCGCAAAGCCGACGCTGCCGATGACAGCAAGGCTAAGACGCGGTGACAAAAGCAGGAATGAGAGAGAGACGCCGTCGGGAAAAGAACCCGGCGGCGTTTTCTGCTTTACATGCCCATTAAATAGGGCATTATATGCGTGGCTGGTATTCTCCAGCCGTAACCAATACCGAACACCATCATGAGAATCAGCGCGGTTTCCGCCATCAATGAAATGCCTCACGGCACTAAGCTCGAAGCGATTCGAGGTACCATCAAAAAGGTATATCCGATCAAAACGGGCACCAACTCACACGGGAACTGGAGTATGCAAAACCTCCTGTTCTTTGACAACACCGGCGAGATCACCATCGTCCTCAAGGATCGAGCAGAACTCACAAAGGAGTGGGCAGACTGCGTGGTTCTTATCACCGCTGGCGAGCATGGGAAAAAGCCCACCGGCATCGAAGCCGAGGACAACGAGTACAACGACGTCGTTACTCGCCGCATCAAGGTCACTCCATCCGCCACCATTGAGGACGGTCGCGAGATCGCAGACACTCAGCAGCAGCCGACACAGCAGCAGCAACGGCCCGTCCAGCCGCCACCCTCCCAGCGGGCCGCGCCTCCGCCAAACTACGCAGCCGAGGAGCGGCAAGAGCAGCGAAACAGCGCACCACCGCCTGCACAGCGCCCGGCTGCTGGCCCACAGCGCCCGCCCGCCGGTTCCGAGCCATCGACGCAAGACCGATTGCAAGCCGTTCGCAAGACGGTCTTCTCGCTCGTCACGCTCTACAACATCGCCCATGACGCCGCCGTTTATCATTCGGCCACCGTGTTCCAGCGTCACGGCCATGTGATGCGGCCGGAGGCCGTCGGAGCACTCGCCACTACGCTCTTCATCGAAGCCAACAAGCAGGGCGCACTTTGCCCCGCACTTGATCTCGAAAAACTTCCAGCACCGAACTATCGCCTTGCTGACATCCTTGCCCAAGGCCAGCCCCTTGACGGCGCTCCAGAAAAGCAATGGTAACAATCCCCAAAACCAACACCGAACCCGATCACCACATGAAAATTAACAACATCCTCGCCAACGGCCTCAATCGCCGCACCTTCAACCTCGCACTCTCACCCCTGACTCTCATCCGAGGCAAAAACGGGGAAGGCAAGACCAGCGTCATTGACGCCATCTGCCTCGCCGCATCTGGCAAGCATCCAGGCGCTCCGGCTACCAACCAGGGCATCATGGACAACTTCGCCAGCGGCCCAAGCCTCGACGTTGCCATTGAAACTGCCGCCGGAGCCATCCGACGCTCATGGATGCGCACAGGCAAATCTGTGAAGGCTAGTGTCTCCGGCGAGAAGCTCGGCGAGAGCATCGCCCCGGCGCTTTTCGATGGCCTTGCGTTCTTCAATGCCAATGCAGCCACACGAACCAACATGCTGCGAGCTGCGTTTCCAACCGCAGAAGATCCACGGCAGAATATCATCACGGTCATTGAGACTACAGTTGCCGGCGCAGTGGCACCGCCTGCCAACTGGAAGTCTCTCGGCTATGAGCAGTTTGTGACAGCCTGGACAGAGTCCATTGACGTTGCTCGCAAGGCAGCCCATCAAACCGTGAATCGCCTCAAGGGCACCATTCAGGGCATCACGCAGCTCGATGACGAGACGATCACCGCCGGGAGTGCGCAGACCGTCGAGGAAGCGCAAGCAGCCCACCTTGCCGCCGTTGCCAACCATGCCGCCGCCGTCGAGGCCTACCGGTCAGCCAAAGCCGCCTGGGATGCCATCCCTGTGCCTCCAGAAGACTGGCAGGCTGTCCGGCCCATCGAAGCCGTTGCCGCCGATCTGGAGGCAGCCAGGAATGAACTGGCATCCAAGACGGCGTATCTCGCCAATATCGAGCAGAACGAGAAGCGGATGAAGGAGGACATGGATCGCGAGCAAGACAAGTATTTTGAGGCGCTCAAAGCACACGAGGCCGCCCAAAGCCAACTCTGCCTCGCCGAGACTGCCGCCACGGCCCAGGCTATCACCGATGACGAGGTAGCAAAGGCTTCATCGGACACCCTCGCGTCAAACATCGAAGCGGCCCGCACTCATTGGGAAGACTGCCGCCGCCAAAAGGATCGCTATGAGCAAGCCGCCATTGCCGCTCAGGATGAACTGACTCGCCGCGAACAAGCTGCCGCTTCCACCGGCTGCTGCTCGCAATGCGGAGCCGCTGCCGCACATTGGGCACCGGAGCATCTCGCTAATCTCAGCTTGGCAGTGGCAGCCCAGAAGGAAGTGCTCACAAAAAATAAGGACTCCTTCGATCTCTTTACCCTCAAAACCGATGCAGCGCTCGCCGAGTGGGAAAACCTCAAGGCCACCGAGGCCCGCCGCCATGCCGCCCACGTTCTCCGCACCATGCGCGAGAAAGCCGACAAGCTGCCGCACCCAGGCCAACCCCCAGGCCTGCCAGTTTTCGCTGATCTGGAGTCTGAACAGTCTGCGCTTTACAACCTGGAATGCACCATTGATTCACTTGTCGAGGAGCACGAAAACCTGATCAATGATGACAAGCTCGAAGCCGCCCTAGATGTGATGGTGAAAGCCGAGACTGCTCGCGACATCGCCGCTACGGCAATGAACGAGACGGACGTTAATCTTCGGACTTCACAGGCCGCCGAGCGCGCTCAATCCAAGCAGCGTGAAGCCGCAAGAATCCAAGCCGAGGCTGCCGAGGCCCTGGCTACTGCGGAAGCTGAGCACGAGGCAGCCAAGCTGACAGGTGCGGTGCTCAAAGAGCAAGCCGAGAAGGAATCCGCTAAAGCCGTTCAGCCTGTTCTGGAAATCGCCAACCGCTTTGCAGCCGGGATTATTGACCCGCCGCTCGCCGCAGATGGCGTTACATTCGGACGCTGGCACGGCGCACACTGGCAGCCGATTGGAAGGCTTAGTGGGGCCGAGCGGACAATCGTTATCGCCGCACTCTCCGCCGCGCTCGCGACACTCGGCAAAAGCCGAATCGTGATCGTCGATGAGCTGGCGGTGATTGCCCCGGCATGGAAAGAGCAGTTCCTCGCCAACCTGGAGCAGGCGCTCGCAGATGGAGTGATCGAGCAGGCCATCGTTCTCGATCACAGCGGGGAGCCGAGAGACGGCTGGACAATCATTGACCTGTAGGCGATGATGCAAATGAGCGGGCTGGAGGGGCAACTCCCGGCCCGCTTTTATAACCAACACCGACACCGAATATGACACCGAATACCGAACAGTTAGCTATCATCGCCTCCCGAGATCCTCGTATCGTCGTGATTGCAGGAGCAGGCAGCGGCAAGACCGCCACCCTTGTCTGGCGCATCCTTCATGACATCACTCTCAAGAAAGTGCCACCCGAACGGATGGTTGCCATCACGTTTACCACCATTGCCGCCGCCGAGTTGCAACGCCGCCTCGATGTCCACAATATCAGGCTTGGCTTCATCGGCACGCTTCACGCGTACGCCCTCTGGAATCTCGGGCAATATGGCTTTCACCTTGGCTACTCCGGCACCCCGACGGTGATGGATGAGGAGGCATCCACAGAGGCCTGGAAGCGAGTCCTCGCGGAGCAGCGAGTCAATCTGCCACTCAAGACTGTGAAGTCTTACCTGGGAGTCAAAGGCACCGGTGCCGGCCATCTCGTCGCCAAAGCCTTCCTTCGCCACATGCGGGCAATCAACGCCGTCGATTACGACACGATGCTTGCCGAGTTTCTCGCCCTCATCAAAGCCAGTCTGATTCACGTTGCCGCGCTCTACGTGGACGAGTACCAGGACTCCGCGGAGATCGACAGCCGCATTTACACCGCGCTCGCCGCACCGATTGACATCAGACTCGGCGATGTCGATCAGAGCATGTACAGCTTTCGAGGCGGCAGCATTTCGCATATCCTCACGGCAGCCAGCACCGCGACGATCTTCCATTTGACGAGCAACTACCGCAGCAGGCCGCTCATCGTTGCCTCCGCCAATGAACTCATCGCCGGCGGCTATGATAACCCGTACCGGCGGCCAATGGTAGCCGCACGGGCGGGAGATGGCACCATCAGCGTCACAGCCTTCCCGAACGCCATCGCCGAGGCCACGGCCATCGCCAGCTTCATCAGCACCGGGGGAGGCTCGCCAGCCGATTACGCCGTTCTCACCCGGTTCAACGCACGCGCTGACCTCATTCGAGATGTGCTGATTCAAAGCGGACTGAACTGCACAGCCCCGAAGAAGGTCGTGAAGCCCGTGCGAGTCATCGCCGCTCTTCGCGCCATCGCCAACATCTTCCAGGGCGAGGCAGCCGCCGCCGCATGGATCGCAAGCGTCGATGCCCCAGGCTTGGCCGCAGAGGCACGCAGCAGGGGCCAGGACCGATGCACCACGCTACTCGCCAAGCTAGGCGTACATCCGCAGCAGCAACTCGGCGAGAAGCTCCAGCGAATGCAGCTTACCCCCGAGGAAATCCGGCTCGTTCGAGACTCATGGACAGGAGACGCAGCCATGACCGCTGCCGCCCTCGAATTCGATGACCCCAGCGAAGGCAATGACACCGCAGTGCTCGCCGTCCACGTCGGCACAGTTCACAGCTTCAAAGGCGGAGAGCGCCCCACGATCTTCCTCGCCGGATGGGAGGATGAAACGATACCGGCAACCAAGACCGGAGACAGCCTCAGTGAGGAGCTACGAATCGCCTATGTCGCCTTCACGCGAGCGCAAGACAACGTGCGAATCTCATGGTGCCAGACCGCTCCTGACAGCCAGGGCCGGACCACCTTCAACGCTCACCCAAGCCGCTTCATCCCGACCCTATGAGTCAACGACCGCACCCCGCAGAATACACCATGCTCCTGCGAAAGCATGGGCTCGACAAGCCAGGGCTCGGCAGCGCCGCCGTGATGGATCTTCAAGCGCTTCAATCCGGCCCTGTGGATGCTAGGCCGGGCAACCGTAATTCAAGCCGGAAACGATCACCATTCACCACCCTTGGGCACCTTATCCGGCACAAGATGGCAGTCTTCAACGCAGGCCGTTACGAGATCACCAAGGAAGGCCGCGAGTGGCTGGCGGCTCTGGAGGGTGCCAACTGCCTACCATGAGCGTTCACATTTCAAGCCGTATCTGGGACACGATCATGGATAACCCGACGACCAAACTTGTCGCTCTCGCACTCGCTGACATGGCGAGCGATGAGGGCATTTGCTGGCCTTCAATGCGTAGTTTACAGCGCCGAACAGGGATCAGCGAGACACAGGTGCGGAGTCACATCAGGATATTGCAAGCCGCCGGAATTCTTGAAATAGAGCCGCGAAAGGCTGAATCAGGTCGCCAGACATCCAATCTTTTTAGAATTTTGAGCCCCATCGAAGGGGAGGGTGCGGCACACCGAACCCTACCGGCAGCAGAGGGGGGAGGGTGCGGTGAGCCGAGGGGGGGAGGGTGCGGTGAGCCGAGGGGGGGAGGGTGCGGTGAGCCGAGGGGGGGAGGGTGCGGCACACCGAACCCCTGGAATCATAAGAAGGAATCATCATCTAAACCGTCAAAGGAAGATGGGAACCCCCCACCGCCTGATTTCTTCCAAGATGGATCGCTCAAAGCTCCAGAGGATGACTCACTCCCAGACTTTCCGGCAGCTAGCATGGCAGCAGCATGGAACCGTCTCGTTCCAAGCCTCGCCAAAATCCAAGGCCTCGCCGGAGCCCGCGCCCGATCAGCACGAGCACGCTGGCAGGATCTCGGCAGCAATCTCGCCGATTGGGAGGCCTTCCTCCAGCGCATTGAAGCCTCAGACTTTCTGACAGGCCGGGTGCCGGGCCGAGATACACGCCGCTTTACAGCAACCTTCGATTGGTGCATTATCCCGTCGAACGCGCACAAGATCAGAGAAGGAAAATACGATAACCCGAAACCGAATACCGATGCACACAAGCCAACTCTGTGGTGACGAACAAGCACCCGATCTCCTCGCCATGCTTGGCGGTACCTCTTCACCGAGGATCTGCGCCAGTCCTGGATGCGACAACCTAACGGAAGGCGTCCGCTCCGGACCATCCACTTACATCGACGGCCCCGAAGGCAGGCAGGTCATCCCTGCCCCGCTTGTCTATCTCTCCGCCTACTGCGAGACGTGCGTTTGGACCATCAGGGCGGAGGAGTCATCCAAGGCAAAGCACGCCTCGAATAGCATCAACGCGAAACGCCGTGGCGATTTCTGGCAGAAGATCTGGGGCGGCCCTGAATCGCTCTATCACAGCACCGTTTTCGAGCAGCTTCCCGACCGCGCCAGCGCGGAGAAGGTGGGCCGCTGGAAGATGCAAAACCCGAAGGGCATCCTTTGTCACGGGCAGACCGGCACAGGCAAGACGCGCTCAGTGTACCTCCTGCTGAAAAAGCTTCTTTTCGAGCACGGCATCTATCCCGAGTTCCGCAAATGCGTCCAGCTACGCCACGACATCAGCAAGGCAGCCATGAGCGAAACCCCAGGCGCTCGCGATGACCTGATTGCCAAGCTCGTCAACGCCAGGATTCTTTTCCTCGACGATCTCGGGCAAATGGCGAACACGCCAGCGAGCGAGGAAGCGCTGCTCCAGATCGTCGAGGAGCGCACGCAGCGAGGCCGGCCAATCATTGCGACCACTCAACTCACAGGCGAGCGATTCGCCGAGCTATTCAAGAGCAAAGAGCGCGGGCAAGCAATCGGACGACGCCTCACCGAAAGCTGCTACCTCGTTCCATTCACAGCCCCAGCCAAGCAACTCGTACAAGAAGAAATCCCCCTATCATGAGTGAACCGCTAGACTCTGAACCTGAATCAACCTTTGATGCGAGCCGCCAGCTTCGCGAGGAACTGCACGCCGCCATCAGGCGGAGCGGCCTCGAAAGCGACATCACCGTCTATGCAGCCATCGGCTGCCTGGAAGTTGTCAAATGCGACCTTCTCGAACAACTCACGAAAGCCACCCAATGAACCGTATCCAGCTAATCCTTACCCTTTGCCGCAACCTCCTCGAAGAGCCGCGACGACTTCGCTACACCGAAGCCTTGTCTAACCGAGGCTCAACTTGGCGAACTCTCACCATCACCACCTGGGGCAGAGATCAGCCCCGGCTCGTGGGCCGCCGTGGGGGCACCATCAACGCTCTGACAGCCATCGCAGCCGCCATGGACATCGAATTGCAGTTGACCGAGCCGGAGCCCATCGGAGAGGCGGTGCCAGTCGAGCCATTCACTGCTACCGAGGATCTTATCAAAGCGCTTTCGGCAGCCTTGGAAGATAGGCCGGTGATTACCATTCAAGGCGACCACGTCACCGTTACCAAAAGCCAACTCGACCCCGTCGTTTTTCGCGCCATCTGCCTCGTGCTCCACCACAATGGAGTGCGCCATAACCAGCCCAGCCAGATCGAGTACACATGAAGGTATTCCTTCACCACAGCCCGACAAGTTTCCTTGTCGAGTCAGACACCCGACCCGAGGAGCACCACCTCGTCGAGCTACTGAACTACAACGGCTTTGGTGAATGCAGTTGCGAACACTTCTACCACCGCATTGAGCCCGGCCTAAAAGCAGGCTTTCCAGAGAAGCCATGCAAGCACATCACTGCTGCCAAGTTTGCCCTGGCTGACAGGGTTTTGATGCAAATTCTCGACAACATGCTCGCCGAATCTGCGGCGGTAGCAGATCTGACACCACCGCAGCCGAACGCTTGAGATCAGCCACGGGGCCTTAGCCCCGTTGGACTGCATCTCATTGTTCTGGCCCGTTTTTGACTGCCGA